TCAGGTCCCACAGCGTGGTGTCGGTACCGATATAGGGATCATTGATACGTTGGCCGGTATCGCCGATGCCGGGGCCGCCCAGTTGCACGGACGGATCGATTTTGTCCTGCGTCACCGCCCCGTTTGCAAGATCAACACTTTCGATAAGATCGGCAAGCGCCCGGTAAAGGGCAGGGTCAAATGTCGCGGCCGCAGCGGCGGCAGCTTCTGCATCATCCTTCGCCGCGACCGCGTCGGTGGCGGCGGTTTGTGCTGTATCTACAGCGCCTTCAAAACTTTCAATCGTAGACACATCCACACTGGCAATGACATTCCCGGACGCATCAAAGGCCATGACTTTCCCGGCACGCTGTCCTTGAAGAGGAAGCAACAAAGCGGCGTCACCATCCTCAGGCGCAAGCATGAGGGCACGGCCCTGATCATCTGCAATCTGTTGCTGGATTGCGATGATTTCATCCAGTTCCCGGTTGATAACCTTCGCCCGAAATGCCCCGCCTTCAGCAAAATCGCTCAGGCGCTCAATCGTTATCCGACGGCGTAGGGTTACAACAACGTCGTTAGCAGGCGCTGTGACAAAATCAACAGTGCCGCCCTCTGATGTGCCAGCACCCGTGATTGTAAAATCGGTGGTCTGAAGAGTACTGTCCAACCAGACTTCCAGATCCCCCTGGTCAAAAATGGGGAAAGGGTAAACAAAACTTGTTTGCACCCCATCACCGACCGCCTGAATGCGCGGGCGGATATCCCCGATTACAATATCAGTCATTTAACGTCTTTCCTCCATCTCTGGGGCCCGCCGGGGGGCCGTTGCACCGGGCCGCCAGAAATAATCCTGCCCATATTCCTTGCGCATCTTGCGGATCATGCGACGGCGGCGGCGATGCACTTTAGGGTCGACAAATTCATCAATGCGATCTGCAACGCCACGTTCAAAAAGAAGCTGCGTGTACCAAAGGTTTTGAAAGGGAATGTTGCTCTTTGTGAAGCGCCAGGCTTCATAAGCCAGGTTCAGCTTTTCACCTGCCGCTGCCTGATCAAAATTCCCTTTAATCAGCCTCCAGGCTGCATCACCTGTTTGCCCAACCAAAGGCCCTGAGAAAGTGCCCAGGAAGGTGCCGCCATTACGGTTTGCATCAGATCCAATAAAATCACCGAAAATACCCAGGCCACCGCCTTGCAACATGGCTTCACCCCACGTTTCCCCACTGGATAGATCACGCAGATCTTTCCCGCCTTTAACCTGCTTGGACTGCAGGGATACCATGCCGAAGAGCATCATGATAAAGGCCATGCCGGTACCATAGGCGATTTTGCCCTGGATACCGTTCTGGCTGAGCATGCGTGTCATATGCATCACTGTGAATGTGAGAGGGAAGTTTTTAAAGTGCCAGAATGCCCGGAAGGCTTCACCTTTGCCTGTCCCTGGGCGATTGTTGCCAAACATCCATCCACGAACGCGCGAATGAGATGTGATCACGGCATATTCGCGTTCCGTCAGCATCATGCGTTGCAACTGTTCAGCCGCCTCTTGCGCATTCGGTGTATCCAGACGGGCCATTGCCATCGGATCAACATAACGCGCACCGCCTTTTTCTCTGTAGGCTTTCTGCATCATGGACCAATGCTCTTTGCCGATCCCGTAATTCTTGAAATTGGCAATCAATCCTTCATCCAGTTGATCAAAAGACTTGTCCAGGTGGCGACCCAGCATGCCTAAGAATTCCATTTGGAAGGCCATTTGGATGCCATCTGTATGCGGTTTCAAAAGACTAACCCGCATTACACTGTCTGCCACCCGGCTCATAAAACCGTGACTGAGCATTTCACCGGCATAACGATGACCAGAAGCCATGGTCTGTGTCAGGCTGTCAGCCACAACACCCATCTGGGCGGCAAATTCACGATAATCATTATCCTTCATCACCTTCATGTATTCGTTCAACATTTTGGTTGGCTTCATTTTGTTGAGCTTGGCGATCATGGAAGCTGTGCCAAAGTCAGAATAAGCCGACAGATATGCTGAACCTAGATGTGAAGAAGCTTGCCAGGCACGAAGTTCAGAACCGATTGTCGCAATACGGCCATTTACCGGGGTACTATTCAAGCCGGTGACGGTGTCCCAGGTTGTCTGTAAACCGTCAATCTTGCTTTCTGCACGCTGGCGTTTGTTATACAGCCCCTTGCCACCTGGTAGGGCGGCAGCTTCTTTGCGGGCATGATCCATAATCCGTTTAAACCCATGTTCCGGGTTTGGCCCCATAACTTCCATCATGGCGATGTCCTGGGACATACGCTCCATATGATTGGTCAGAGTGTTGAAAATGTCATCATTGCCAAAACGTTTTTGATAGGTCAGCCAGCTTTCTGCATCCTTGAAATGCAAAATCCGGTGATCACCACGCTGGTTTGCCAGCATGGATTTACCACGTTGGCCGCCGGGTTTAAGCTTATTGATCCCATCTGTGCGCAGTGTTTCATAAATGTCATGTAACAACAGTTCGAGCTTCTCATCGCCGACCGGCAGGCCCGTATCCAGATCAACCATCTTTTGGCGATCAAGCAAAGGCAGGATATGTTTTTTCCAAACATCAACAGAAACTTCCCCGATTTTGCGCATGTCATGGCTTTGCGGCAGCAACCAACTTTCCCATTTACCGATGTTGCCGCCCGCAGCATTGAAACGTGTTCGCAGATATTCGGATGCTTTTTTCCATTGCTCCGCAATTTCCATTGCGGCTTTGGAAACTTTCTCACCATGTAGGGCCCGGACAATGGCTTCACCCGTGGCACGTTGCGTTTTCCAGCCAAGGCCTGTGCGCTCAAGTGCGTTCAAACCGCCAAAGAACATGGAGGACACATGCTTCAGGATCGTTCCACGCTGTGTTGTGACGTTGGCGTTTTGCAATCCCTTTCGGCTTAAGTCAATATCAAGAAGGGAATGGCCGCCGGCAACAACACCGCCTGAATGACTAAATACCTGGCGATCAATGCGATCCAGGGCAATGATCTGTTTTGAATTCAGATACCGGGTGCGTTTGGCCTTTTGCTTTTGCAGATCAACCATGTCTGTGGCGGCTTTGATCTGTGCCATTTCAGGTGAAAGCTTTTCACGGTAGCTGACCTCCAGCTGATCCAGCATGTCCAGCATCTGTTGACCGCGTTCACCATCAATCACGCCGCCGGCTATTTTCCCCTCAATACAGGCCCGTACCATTATTCTGTCCCTTTCATGCACAATTCGGCTTCAATGGCCGCGGTTTCTTCCAGGTCGATGTCGTCTTTGAAGGATGAAAAGGTCGGACCTTCAGGCTCGACCATCTCATCACCTTTTTCACTGAGGATGCGCGAAACTTCCACATCCAGCCCGTCTAGATCGTCGGTTAGATCATCCAGCTCTTTGGTTGCCTTGATCGGGTCCAGCTCTTGTGTTGGCAAAATGTTGCTGCGTTTATCCAGCACCGTATCCATGATTTCAGTTGCACGAAGCGCCGCCATGCCTTCAAAAAGACTGTCCCCCGCCTTGTTCTTGCCCGCCTCGCGAATGAAACTTTCCAGTGTATCTGTCAGACGTTCGCGGCTGGCGGCCTTTTCCAGCTTGGCATCCGTAAACATCATGCGCAAAAACCGTTGAACTTGCTGCGGGGTTTCACCGGACAACAGGTCAATTTGATCCACCAGATCACGCACCGCGCGGTTTTCTGAACGGGCCTTGTCAACTATCTTAACGGCGGACAACAGTGCATCATTCACATCCATGCCGGGGTCAATATCCCCGCGCTTCGCCGCAGATCGCAGGCGCGCCCACAGCGGGGCAATGTCCAGCAAGACGCCCGCCAGAGATTTTATCAGGGTATGATCCACTTCCAGAAGGTCGGCGAGAATTTCTGTATCCCCATAGGCCTTGGCAGCAATGGCGGCGCGCATACGCTCCCGCCCGGCTTTGGTCAGACGTGCATCCGCACTGGCCAGCCCACCACGTTCTGCTGGTGAAACGGTTTCCATGAAGGCGCGCACAAAATCATGGTTGCGCACCAGTCCCAGGTCGCCTCCTTGATACAGCTCCAACACGTCATCGGGCATATTGGCCGCATCAACAGCAGCCCGTTCCGCGGTGCGCATTTCCATGGTGGAACGCTCGTTACTTTCCCGGGCAAATTTTGCGCGGGTATCCATATCGGCATTATCCAGACGGCGGCGGATCAAAACAGGTTTTTTAAGGCCGCTGACATCAAATCCTTGATCTTTCAGCCATTGGGTATAGGAAACCCCTTCATCCCGTGCATACGCCTTCCTGAGCGCCACGGTGCGACCATTCCCGGCCTCAACAACATCATCGGCACCCACAATCGGGGCGCCGTCGCTTGCCAGATGGGATTTGCCCAACAGACCAGGTTCCAGATTACCCGCGATTTCCTGCACCTGGGCCTGTGATGCAGCCCCGCTGCGATCACGCGGTTGCAGGGCAGGGGGGAAATCCGGGTTGATTTCCAGATCATCCCCGTGGGACGTGATCAATTGATCCAGTTCAATCACTTCATATTTCACAGGGATACGGGTACCGCGCGGGGTGACAACCACGTCTGATTGCGATATACTATCCTTTGGTTGGTTGGGAGCCGGGACGTTTCGGACGTGTGCTTTGGGACCATTCATGTAAGCACGGTTTAGACCATGGGCGGGGACTTCGGTTCCCGCCCTAAAGTTTTTCATATTTGGCCGACGATCAGCAGGTATCTTGTAGGCCGTGCTGAACATCATTTTTTTGCGCTTGCTACGCAGCTCCACGACCAGGACCTGATTGCCGTCAATCTTCTTTTCAAGCATGATTTGTGGCGTGTTTGTTTTTTGCGCCAAACCAAGATAGGTCACCCGATCAAAATCAGTAACCACATTGCCGATTTGCTCAATGTCTGCGCGGGTTATCGGTAGATTGCCACGCGACATTTCAGCTTGCGGGTTTTTACCATGTCTTTGCCACCAATGGCGCAGGCCGGTTTCCTCGATCGAGAAAACCCAGCCGGTGACATCCTCTATTTTCTTGCCTTCAAAGGTCGTGGCCCCGGCTGATTTCAATTCTTTATTGATCCAACTCGCCGCCTCATCCGAAATATACGAAACATCTGTCCATTCGGCCGCGCGGCCCATAGGTTCCTTGCCTGTAATCCGCGCCCAACTGTTATCAAGAAACCGGGAAATACGCTGTTTGGAATGTGCAAGACGCTGCGCAATCGGCAATTGCGCTTCCGTGCGCGGAATTGGTCCCGGTTCCACATCATCAAAATTGGGCAAGCGCCCCTGATCGAGCGCTTCTTCCGTTTCCGCCATTTTCTGGCGGTGGACACCCTCGGCTTCAATATCATCCGGATCAAAGGGCGTGGCATCGCTCACATGCTGGTCACTTTCCAGCAGACCTGCGGCGGCTTCCTGATCTTTGGTCGGGTTCGGATTGGTCTTGCGGAAAAGATCAACCTTTTCCTTGTTGGTTAACAACCCAATTGCCTTGCCCAGGGATTTGAGACCACCACCAAATGCGGCACCACCGGCGGCACCATACATAACCTGATCCCAAATATCCTCTTTTTCCAGTCCCAGCTTTTGCCGGTACGCCTGAATATCAGGCTGATTAAACAGCTCGATACCGCCGTTTATAAAACCCTCGACAATTGCGGTGCGCATAATACCGGCCGCTGCACCGGCACCCATGGACAATGTTGCCATGTTTGCCGGTTCGCGCACACCGGCAAACATATGACCGGCAAAGGCACCGGCCTTCCCAAGACCGCTGGCCCGTCCGGAAACATCTTCATATTCTTCAACCGTCCCCAGAACAGATTTGTTCATTTGTTCAAGCAAATCACCACGCGATCGTGGCAGGTCAGCAAAGGCAGTATCGTCACTGGCGCGACTGGCTGACAGGTGGTTCCAGATAAATCCTTCCAGTTCCTCCGGCGTGTAACGTTGGCGCCAATCCGGTCCACGTTGCGGGTCATGAAGAGACCGGGCATAGGGGTTGGCAAGTCGCTTGCGGTTTGGCAGGTCTTTGTTGACCTCCTTCAGAATATCGTCATATGCCGTTGCAAGATTGTATTTTTCCGAGATTGCAGACCCCGCAACGGCATCATGGCGCTCCGCTGCAAACAGGTTTTCCCAGAAACCGGTTTCCGGTCCCTGGGCAACCGGGGCACGCTCGGGGGTGATTTCCTCTTTCCACAGCATTATTTCACCCTCGCCATGTCGGTGGATTTGGCTTTACCCAAACGGGCAAGAACCGTATCCCGGTCAAAAGAAAGACCGAATTCACCGTTTTCCAGACCACCGTTTAGACCCATCCCATTCCCCATACGCACCCGGTATTGCCCCGGTGCGTAAGAAACAAGGACGGCGTGGCGTTTGAAATAATCAACCGGCACGGCTTTACCGTCGCCCCAAGTGGGCTGGACACCCCCGATTGAAAACGCCTGCAAATCTTCCTCGCTCAGGGTGTCCATGAATTTTTCAAATTCATCTTGCTTCATGCCCCGCACTGGCGGGAAAATCCTTTGATCTTTCCACTCGACCATGCCCCCGGTGACGCGATCCAGCATGTCTTCAAATAGGTCTTGGTTAAATGCCTCACTCTGACGGCCTGTTCTGGCGGTTTCTCGTGCATATAAAGACAGGGCTGACTGTGTCATTAGGGCTTGTTGTTCACGCGATGCGCTTAAGGCCGTGTCAAAATATTCATAAGCCGTGCGTGACCAGTCAACCGGCTTGGGCTTCAGCTTGGGATCAGCCGCCAGAATTTGTTCACTCTCCAGCAAGTCGCTAGCCAATTGTGGATCCTCAACTGACAAACGTGCAGCAACGGCGAAGGCAGGCTGTTTCGGGGCCAGTTTTTGGGAAAGGCTGCGCATGTGATTAGCCCCGACACCGGAATGCAAGGCTGCCAGGATTTGTGTTTTTCCCGCCGCATCGCTGTTTGCCAGCATATTTTCAATCTGATTAATTTCACCACCGGTGAAGGGCAGGGCATCAACCCCGTAGGTTTCTTTCACTTTCAAGGCCGCGCGATTGCGTTGACGCATTTGGGGGATCAACTGATCGGGTTTGGAAAAATCCAATTGTGCCGGGGCCTCAACAGCGCCGACATCAATTGCATGGCCCAGTGCGTCTTTTTCCAGGGCGCTGCGCGTGTGGGCCGCGGTGCGCTCCAATCGCCCTAACAGGCTTGCGGACCGTTTTGTTTGTTTGCCTTGTGACAGTTTTTCCAAAACGCTTTGTTGCGTGTGCGGCGGTTGCTTTGCAAATGCCTGTATGTAGTCGCGGTCAGCAAGCGCCGCGTCCAGTTGCGCCTCCCACTTCGTGCCCTTGATTTCATCGCGCAACCCTTCCAGCCCTCTGGGTTCATATCCTTTTTCAATAACGGAAATAACAGCAGCCGTTTTTTGCCCAAGTTCTCGGTCAAGGACTTTACGATCAGCAACCTTGCTTGCCAGATCGCCTTCCAGACGGGCAACGATCCGGTCCTTCAGGTCCGGGTCCATGGATTTCTGTGTTTTCTTGAAACGGGCAATGTAATCTTTCCCGGCTTCCAACCCCTGACCGTCCAGTGTGCGTTCAAAGTCACCCAAAACCGTTTGTTTTTCACCTTCATCACGCAGGTGTGTGCGCATGCGCACGGCGCGTTCAGCACTGACACGGCCATTGTCAACCGCCTCGCTCAGACTGCCATCAAAACGGGCAAAGGCTTCTTGGGCGCTCTGGGTATCACCACGCCGCCAGGCATTTTCATAATCCTGTCCAAATGCTTCCAGCCCGCTCAGGATCGTAACTTGCTGTTTTTCAATTTCACGCTTCTGAAATGTCTTGTTAATTTGGCGCAGCTTTTCACCACGGCGCGCCATAAGCTCCAGTTGCAGCGCCGGGCGCAGGTTTTCTGGTGCGGTTTTCAATAATTTCTCAGAATATGCCGAAAATGCCGTTGTAAAACCGTTCGGGTCAGCATCATGTTTTTGCTGATACTTGTCCGCCTCCTGACGGATGTCCAGGCCAAGTGCGGTCAGATAACTTTGTTCCGCCCCACGATTAAACGCCGCCCCGGCAACGGTATCATTATCCTCGCGCAAGGCGAGTGATGTACCGTTTTGAACAGCTTGCAACCCGGCTTTGGTGCCAGCCGCAGCTTGTTTTGTTTTGATCTTTTGTTCTGTTTCCTTAAGCTGACCAAGGGCATATTTATGTAGCAGGCTACTGCCCATGTTCAACAGGCTGGGACCTACGCCGCCGCCGCCACCTTGGGCACGTTGCACACGCGCGGTGCCTACACCACGAAAATCAGGGACCTGCCCGCGGATATTTCTGAAACCACTCATCAACCCAGCCTTTTCCGGGTCATAGCCCAGTCCAGAATATTTTCACCGGCACCACCGAGCACACCCAATGTATTTGCGTTCATACTGGAGGATGCCGACTTGCGTTTCATTGCAGCCCCCATCGAATTGATCGCCGCAAGGTCACGATCAATATTGGTTTCGCGCTCGGCCTGTTTGACGGCTTGTTCTGCAACATTTAACGGGGACCCGGTGGACACATCCAACCCGGCACCGCCAAACATGACACGCTGCGCAGCCAAAACATTCCCGAGTTCTTCTTGGCGCAAAGCTTCGCGTTTGGCCGCCTCCATGCCTTCTACGGACTGGTTGAAGGCCATCATATTATCCTGATGGGCGGCCTGGTTTTGCGCACTCATCAACCCGCCGACTGTTGACAGGGCAGTGGACCCCAACATAAAGGCATCAAACATGGTCACCCCGGCGAGCAAGCCAGTTGTCGTTGGCGCCGCCAAGGTAGGAGGCGCAAGTAGAGATACAGAAATGCCACTTGCAACTTCACCGACGACCGCAGACGTAACCACAGTGTCAGCTGCAAGCTTTCCTCCAATAACAGCAGGCTCCACTCCTGTCATACACTTACCTCCCGCCGAATTGACAAAATTGTTACCGGTCCCGGTGCCGACCCGTGGATGCGTTTTGTACCCGTGCGATCAAAGCCCAGGTGGCGCACGGGTTTGGTCCCGCTATAAAGGGGTAGTTTTTGATCCAGCAGCTCATCGCCGAATTTGCGGAATTGCTGAAGCTTCCCATCCACATAGAATTCTGCGGTATCTTTCACCTGAACATTGGTGACGATGACCCGCTGGATATCGCCGAAACTGGTGCCGTCCGGCAGGTCGATCGCAAAGGGCATAGGGGTGATTTCCCAGTCAGAGGGGTACCCCGCTTCAATCCAGGTGGCGGAATGCTCTAAAGTGATGTTACCGTTCTGATCAACCGGATAATTCCCCCGATCACCATCATTGGCCCAGACGCGAACGGTTTCACCCGCTAAATGGTCAAAACCGGAAAACGTTTTTTTGGCTGTATCTTCAGGTGTGACTTTTGAACAATCGAGCCAGGTACCATATTCCATTTTCTCAAGGAAATACTTGGTCTGTCCGCCAATAATGCGCTTGGTGACAAAAAAGACCGTGGCGCCCACAACTGCGACACGCAGGATTTTATCCTCACCACTACCACCTGGTGATAAGACCTCAGACCAGCCGGTGACGTCCTGGGACCGCAGTGTATTCAATACAGCCACAGACCCGTCTGCGTTGACTACAAAAACATGCGCTGCACGATCATCTTCATTACCGCGACGCAGCGCTAAATCCTGCACGGGGGCACGGATAATGTCGCCCGCTAGTAGGGACAGGTCTTGGGGCTCATAGGCCCGTTCGGCTTCCCCGGCATACAGGAACTCAATCAGGGTTTGGCGTTCATTCTCACGCTGACCGGATACAAATAAAACACCGCGTTCGATTGAAACTGGCGAAATGGCTGAAGCACCGATCTTGCTTTGCCGGATGGAGGATGCCTTTTTCGGCGTCATCGGGTAATCCAGCGTGGCAAATTCAGACCCGCTGGTGAAGGTCAAAAGATGTTTTTGGGAATACATCGCAACAATGGGGTCGCCTTCATCGGCATTGGCCTGCGCAACAACGGCCAGATCATCCTTGGCGTCACCTTCGTCATAATTAAAATAGTCAGAAACGACACTGGCAGCCCACTTACCGGGCAATTGCGTGGATCCACCTAGGACAAGCCGATCCCCATGAAACGTCCCGCAGGACGGCCAACCGCGTGTGTCTGACCACATATTTTCTTCAATCGGGTCATTGTTGGCATCCGTTGGACTGTCGGCGTCCTCGAAATTATGCTCGGGAATGTTTTTTAATTCCTTGGCACTCAGGGTCCAGTCATTATGCGCACCATTTCTAAGCAAACTATGCGGCTGTATATCTGAATGGAAAAGTAAAACCGTATCCAATGCACCAAGGCGTTGAACTTCATTGGCTTGTTGACCTGTCCAGGGCGCCGCCTCATCCTCCCAGACTTTTTCGCTTTGATGATAAACCCGGACTTTGTTATGTGTGCCTAAAATCAAGTAAGTCTGGTCACGGTTGAAACGGTGCTCGCCAATAAAAACACCTTCAATACCGTTATCTGCGGTGATATCTGTCAGTTCTTCAACCATGGTTAAGCCAGCACGACGGGTGGCGCCGCCGGTTGGCTTCAGCAACAGGTTTAAAATCCGGCTGGCACCGGCATACCAATGCCGGGTGTCAATCCGTCCAGCCATATCGGGACTAAGCTGTCCCGAGGTAAACGCCGTTTGAACCTTTTTAATTTTACGGCCCATTTCACCCTCGCGCGCCGATCAGCAAATTGCTTTCAATAACGTCTCCGGGGGCTTCCTGGCTGTCGATAATCTTCGCAGCGGAAAAGGCTTTCTCCGCCAACTGCGCCATATCTTTCATCTTGCTGGAACTATCCGTGATCGGGATTGCGAATTCCGCTTTAAGGTGGGCAATCAACAACTGGGCAAACCAGGGCGGAAAGTTTTCTTCCGGTGCCCGAAAGATATAACGCACAATGATATCGCTATTGTCTGTGTGCAGCCGTTTTTCCTGTATGCGATAATTCGCCCCACGGCTCTCGCCTTGATCCCCAGCCGCCAGAATTCTGAGAAAATCGACGGGGAGTTGATAGGCATATTTAAAACCGGCGATGGGTTCAACCACCAACCGGTTCAGGCGCATTTCGGCCGTGGCAAAGTTCCACGGGTAGGAAGAAAGCAAACTATCGCGCACCCCTTCATAAAGGTTGCTTGAAACTTCACCTTCTGCCGTTCCCTCGTCGAAAGAGGAAATACTGTTTGCTCCCAGCCCCAAAAGGGCCCGTGAACACATTGCCACGTCCGATAATGCCATTTTATTCCTCGCTGACCGGTTTGGTGATAAAGGTCAACCGACGCCCGCGAATAATGCCATTTACATTTTTCAACGGTTTCGGAAACGCAAGGCCAAATGCTTCATCCCGCAGCGCACTGCTGACAGCAAATCCACAACGCTCTGATAATGCTTTTGCATCCGGCTTTCCATCGGTTGTCCAATGCGCTTTGTCCTTGGGCAGTCGCTTGATTTCCGCGACAACCGCTTGGACCTCCTCCTCGGAAAAGGTTTTTTCCTTTTCCGAGGCGACTGTTTTTTTCTTTTCAGTCATGGTGGACGACCTTAATCAGTGTCTGTGGTACCAACAGCGTTCATATCGCCGACATCGACGACACCACCACTGTTGGACAACACGACAAAATCACCATATGCCGCTGTACCATCGGTATCCGCGGAAGCCATGATGCGATCACCGACACGCAACTGGGACGACGCGCTGTTGAAATACCCCTCGGTATCCACTTCGGCAGCGGTGTCCACTGTTGTGTAGTGATACAGCGTAAAACCATTGGCATATGCCAAAACGGAAAGGCCTGATTGCTTAAATGACATAACGAAACCCTCCCTTAGCTTTCAAGACAACGCAAAGAAACGACACCTGTCGGGTCGATCAGTACGGAGCCTTGGCTCATCATGTTGTTGACGAAATGCGCGGCGTGATCACCATGCCAGCTGATATCGGATTTAATATCCGATCCACTGGCGTGGCCGATGCCTGTTTTGTGGTACCAGTAGCAATACCGCACATTACCGGATTTGGTCAGGCCGGAATGCGGCATCCACAGGGTGCCCAGCCAGCGTTTGGCTTGTACACCTTTCCATGGCAACGCATCATCGCCGACATAATCAGCATCAGAAAATTCGCTGATTTGCAGCAAATCTGTCCATTGCTTGTAACCCACAATAGCGTAACGCTCACCGTCATCAGGCACATCGGCCTCCCCCAACATTTCAAAGGCTTCCAGAACCTTGGCTTTCGTCAGGCCGTCGGCACCGTCACCGGCGTAATTGGTGGATTTATCCAGTTCATTGACGATAATTTCGTCAGTTTTGCGGCCCAGGGCGTAGGCCCCGGCATCGACGGTAATCTGGCGTTCGTTGATGTTGATTTTCAACTCATCCAGTTTATCGACCCAATCCCCGGCGTAGTGATCAGCCAACAGGCATTCCACCGGTTCATGGTCGAGGTTCATCACCGGGACTTTGCCATGACGCCCTTTGGTGCTGGCGGTGCCTTTACCAATTTTCTGGAAAGTCGTGGACTTACCCGTGATGTTGTTTTTTTGGCGGACTGTACTGCGTAGCTTGGAGCCTTTGCGCTGATACGCAATGTGCGCGTCGGTCTCATACTGCTTTACAAACGCCTCGGTAACGGACGTACTCATCGCGCCCATCTCCTTCGTTCAAGTCAAAACAAATTCAGTTCGGGGCGCGATAGGTGGCAAGCAAGGCTTACGACGTCGCGAATTTGGGAATGTGGAAACGTCCATGCTTATTTCATCATGGATAGGCCACCACACATCCAAATAATGGTGGGGCGGCCCGCAACAAGTCAACAATGTAACTCGTTTTTTTTAATGCAGATTGTGGTCGTTCAATTGTTCGTCCCAGCCTTCAAACTGATGCATGGCAGCTTTAAAGGCGCGCAGGTTACGGGCGGTGGGCTGTTTTATCATCTTGCCAAATGTCTCGACCACATCCTGCCACAGGTCATCCGGTACCGCCATGGATGTGTCAGCGGGGCTGGTGATTTCAATGGTCAAGGCATCAATATTGACCGGCTGTCCCATTTCCATCAGGCTGGAAATCTGTCTTTTCAATTCCCGACGAATATCGGAAAAGGCCGACAAGGCCAGATAATGCGCCTGCCGATTGATCGCCTGTTCCAGTCCACGGTCAAAAACCTGCGCCGGGGAATAGGGATATTGCGCAAGCGCGGCCTGACGGGTTGGTGTCGGCAGCTCCTTTTTCATCTCCCCCCGCCGATGCTGCATAAAGACATCAATCAGTGCCTTGCGAACCTTGGCAGCCTGCTTGGTTTTACTTAACGCGCAAATCAGAAGGGCCTGGCCTTCGTTGAGGTAATATTCTTTGGCGTCATTCCCTCGAATAACCCGCGACACAGTGGCGCACGTTCCATAGGTTGTTAACTCTTCCATATTGCGCTCTATTATCTTGCGAATATCGCGAGGACGTTCGAAACCCAAACGTTCAGCAAGAACCAAATCCATTAGACGTGGTTCATGGTTTACAGCAGTATTTAAATCGGAAAGTGAAAAAAGATCGGTCATATCAAGCCCCTCGCGTTGGCTGTTAAACAACCGTCACCAAAAGGGCTTTCTACGACCCCACTGGCGGCGGGAGGGTAGAAACCTAACACGAGATAGGCGGACTTATTCCCCCGAAGGGTCTTGTATTCGTCGCCCTCCCGCCATAGCGGGCATAATAAATCCGGGCTGTCGTGCCGGATAGACGCTCGTGTATAAGAGGTTTCTACGCCTCAAAAGATAATCTAGCAAGTGAACTGATGGTTGTCAAGCGAACCAATGAAGCACACTCCAATAGATCGGCCAGATTTGTGCCAGGATGAAATTGACAGGGATAGCAATAATCCAGTTGGTTGCTGTGTAAACATAACCATCAAAGAAAGTCAAATAAACAAACGTAACTGTATCACCGATCGCATAGATCCACTCTTTATAAAAATACAGGGCTCTGCATTTTTATTGATTTGTTCCCCAAATGTGGTACATTACAAGAAAGGAGATACGTCATGACTAAAACAGAAACAATTCGTGCCCGCGTGGAACCGCAGCTCAAGCACGAAGCCGAACAGGTCTTCGCAGCTCTCGGTATGTCTGCCACACAGGCCATTACACTGTTTTATAAACAGGTCAGCCTTCATCACGGGATTCCTTTTGAGGTTAAAATCCCCAACACGCAGACCTTGGCCGCAATCCGTGAAGCCGAACAAAAAGATAGCTTGACCCGTTTTGGCAGCGTCAAAGACTTGATGGCCGACAGTGTCGATGCGTGAAATACGAACCACATCCCAATTCAGAAAAGACCTGAAAAAGGCAAAAAAACGTCAAAAGGACCTGGACAAGCTTGAAGCCATTCTTGACAAGTTGGTTGCAAGTGAGACCCTGGAACCTCACAATAGACCACATCCCCTTTCCGGCAACTGGAAGCCCTGCTGGGAATGCCATATTGAACCGGATTGGCTTCTCATCTGGGATGAGGATGAAACTTCGATCATCCTCATCAGAACCGGCACACATTCAGACCTTTTTGCCTGAAATTGGAACAAGTCACTCTTGTACTGCCTCCCAGTCCTCAAACCAGTCCATAACCAGCCTGAAGTGAAGGCCCGGGTGTTTGTCAATCAGCCCGGATACAGCTTCTTCCAGCCTTCCTCGACTTTCTTGATAAAGGCCGGGTCCTGATCGCGCCAGTATTTGGGGTCAGCCTGCATTTCCCGCAGTGTGTTTTCATCCATAGCGCTCCCGCCACTGGACATATTGGCACCCGGAATTTTGGCTTCCTGAATATGGCCGGAAAGATACCCGCTGCGCAGATAATCGGCCAGCCGTACACCTGCGGCCGTACTGCCCAGCATGCGCATGGCTTGATAAAGCGGTTCGCGCTCCTCTTGCGGTAGCTTGTCATTGTTCAAAATGGCGGCTTTCCCCCAATCATCAACGGCCTTCAGGGTTGTCTCTGTCGTCTCGCCGTACATTTCCTTAATCGCGCCCAGTTCGGCATCGCGTACCTGTTCTGCAATTTGATTTTCCGCTTCAAGATAAAATTCAACCGTGGCATTCAGGTCTTCGTTTGACCAGTTCTGCGCCTTGCCGAACTCCTGTGCCGCCGACAATAACGGTGCGTCTTCAGATACCCGGTCTTTGAAGCTTTCAGGGATGACAACTTCATATTTTTCCGGGGCCCGTTTGTTGTTGATTTTGTCCAACTGGGTCTTGGTATCGTTGAAAGCTTTCAACAACGCCGGTGTATTAACCGGATCGTCACCTTCGCCCTGGAAATGCTCCGGCACTTCGATCTTTTCGCCTTTAAATTCAACATAACGTGGCTCGGGCGAGGAACCTTGTTCAGTTCCTGCCGGGGCCTTCTCCGGCGGTGTGTTTTGTTCTTGCTGTGCAGATTGCTCTGTATTCCCCGCCGGCGGCTGTTCACCTCCTTCAGGCAAAAGCGATGTATCAGCCATCCCGTTTCACTCCTTTTGCTTTTAAGAAAAAATTATGTATCCGCTGTGCCAATGGGGTTGGCTTTTCGGGTTGACGGCCGCGCTCACACATAACGATCATGCGCTCAATAAGCGCGCGTTGCCCCTCGCGGTAATAAAGATACCCGTCCCCAACATGGGGCGGTAAGGATGTATGGACCAGCCCGACAAGGTATTCCAGAACCAACTGTCCGTCCTTACCGGAAAACAACCGCGCAAAAGCCGCTTGATATTTTTCCGTTTCCGGGTCAATGGTTTGGCTCTCGCCACTTTCAGAAAACAGGAAATCACTTGTGGGCGCATCGCTTGCCCAGCTTTTAGGATCCATTGGGAGCCCCTCCGGCGTTTGCTTGCGACATGGCAGCCTGTGTTTGTTTCATATGTTCTTGCGCCTCGTCCGCATCGCGCAACATATCCTCGGACCAACCAAACTCGCGCAGGGTATTGCGCGCGGCTTCTACAGTTTTTAAAACCGACGACACCACCACCGGACCAAAGGCCGACGCCATTTCCAGCCCTTGCATCCGATCGGCGCTTTCGCTGCGCTCGACCATTTTTGTAAATGGGGAAACCTGTTCTATGCGGACATGACCTGTATCAAACCCGACGGAACCGATTTTACCCTTTTTCTCACATAAATACGCCGCACGGCGATAGACCTGCACAATCAATTCGTCAAACAATCGCGCATTTTCCGGCATGGTCAGGATGGTCAGGTCCTTGTCATACATGATGTGTTCGGTGGCGCTTCGAATACCTTGCTCGGGGCTTGGGCGACCGGGGCCGACAATGGCGCGACGGACTGTGCTGCGCAGGTCATTTATCATGGCTTCGGATACCTGAAAACTGGCTGCGGGTTGCAATGGCTGAAGTCCGCTTGAATTTACCGCTTTTGGAATGACGGCACCCGGCACCAGTTTGATGGTGGCCGGGTTCAAGACACCGTCATCATCTGCCTGCCAGATACCCGCAACGGCAATCGCGCCATTCTTCAGGCTAAGTTCTTTTAACTTGTTGAGGGTCAGGATATCAGGCAGAACCCGTAAAACCGCACCACGGCCCATTGTGGCCCCGGTGTGTTTGGCAGATCGAAATGCGATCCAACGGCTGGAGGGCGATTCCTCTTCAAAAACAACATGGCCCGTTTCAACTTCCACCACGCGATAAACGTATGAATGCTTCTGCCCGACGCCCGCTTCTTTGACTTCGGTGCCTTCAATGACCTGGATGACGACATCCGGGTCTTCGGCCTGCGCTTTTTTTGCCTGATCGGACCATGTTCCGTTTGGCCACATACCTTCAAGAATGGAAAGTCGGTTTTCGTATTCCCGATAGATGTTATCAACGCGACCCTTTGGTCCTTCATCCAGGATCACTTGCCACAGCGGAACAGCCTCCCACCGGACAACCTGCCCGTCGTCTCCCTCATGTCCAATCAGAATGCCATTCGCCACCGCGGCCTCACGCAAGGCGGCGTAACCTTCAACAAGTAAATTGGAGCGAACGATTTCCCCAAAAATGATTTGATGCGTTTCGTCCAGGGCTTCCCGCAACTCCCGACTGTCTCTATCCTCTTTTGCGACGGACGGACCCGGAACAAGCCGCAACATAGACCCCACAGCCAAACCGATATTATAGGCTTGACGGGCGGCCCATTCCTCCACGGCATCCACGGCCGTTCCGTCATAGACGTCGATGGGGCGTTGGGCGTTTTGGTTTAGTTGGGAAAACCCATTGTCACACAGCCCGTATTTGTATCCGTTGGACAGGCTTGATAAATCTGCGCGCATGCGCTCCTTCGCGCGCCGGGCGCGGGCAATCATGGGATGGACGGCGTTGTTTGTCATATCAACCCAGTTTAGATTTGAGGTTATCAGTCACGCCGCGCTCATCACCGCCCAAAAGGCTGCGGCGCCCGGTGCCACCAGACGCACCGCGCATGGCGCGCATGCGCGCTTCGTTCTTGGCCTTTTCTTCTTCGGCCTTCTTTTTTGCTTCTTCTTCCTGCCGTTTGATATGGGACATATCCGGCGCTTTGGGTTTGGAGAACATTCCGCCCATTGATGCCACTCCTAATCTCGGGTTTCCTTTAGCATCAACCATTCTGACCAAATTCCGCAATGGTTTAAAAATCTATTTAAAACAGATAGATGCCAGCGTTTCATTGTTAAGCGACAATAGAGTTGGTACGGCGTGATGATGTGGCGCGAACGAATGCCAATTGTGCGTTTGACGATTTCAACACAGGTACATAATCCGATAGGGGCAATGGTCTTCGGTGTTTCGGCAATGGTCACAGGAACCACATGGCAACCGTGCTTTCGGTAATAAATTTGTGGATCAAACGCGACATTGCGATTTTGCGGATCGCTGGTCCAAATTTCCAGTTGGCGCCCTAAAGGTTCGATCATGACCCACTGATCCCCATGGCGCAACCAGATCAGACAATGTCGAAACCCGGGGCGCAGGAAATTGGCCCACCATTCCTCAACATTGCCATGAAAAACAACCAAAGCCTGAGCGTCTGCGCGCTTCATAATTGCACCTGATAGTACTCATCATAACCGCTTTGCCAGTCGGCGGTGGTTTTGCATTTTCGACAAACAAAAATCCCTTTATGGGGTGGTTCAAACTCCTTACGACACTTCAAGCATGGGCGCTTGTTCGGGGGCTGCACAGGGGGACTGGTGTGGGTATGGACCAGCTTTCGAACCTTCTCAAAAACCCATTGTAGTTGAAGATTTCCGCTTAGGTCTTGGCGAAACGTTTTTATTGTCGCATGGACGCTTTGCTGGGAACGGCCAAAAAAAGAACCGATATTGGTTTCTGTCATGCGCAATTCTTCGACCAATGCCAGCATTATGGCACCGCGCCATTGGACTGCATCCCGTGTCTTAATCCGGTTTTTAAGAAGTTGCACGCTCAAACCGGATCTACGCGAAACAGCGCCCAAAAAATCATCAAAGAACTTATCATCCATTTGCCACTCCTATCCCAATGGGTTGAAATCTGTACTTGCCATCATTGGCCGGTGCCCCATGACCTGTTGCTGGCGCCGCCCCATAACGGCGGCATACTCACCACCACCTAGAACGCCATATTGCAAGGCGTCGTGCGGGTGGGAATACTCGTTTTTTTCTGGTTTATCGTCATAGGTGACGGAACCACCTTGCAGTTTTTTATATCGATACCCATCGTTAAATCCGCGGCGAAGGATGATGCATTTCGGCGACAGGAAAAACCGGGGTTTCCGCCCTTCAATCAGCTCGTTCAATTGATTACCAACGGCGTCAAGACGGGGCTGAATGTTATTGGTGGGGGCCGGGCGGATGCGCAGGCCAGTTTCTTTTTCAACAATTTGCTTCCAGGCCAGGTCGTCTTCACTTCCGCCAAAGTCGGCAGACGGGTCGCACCAAGGGGCAAACAGTCGGGCACCAGGGAAATCCTTATGTATTTTTTGATTTAACTCCCGTCCGAACGGGGTTGCCGTTATGTGTCCGGGGATTAATTCATCCAGACAGCGCCACTGTCCGTCTGCCAGTTGCTGAAGGAAGATCGCCGCCGGTGTGTTTCCCGCGTCCATGCCAATAATCAAAGGCAGTTCAGGGATAAACGGCAAATCGTGTTCGGCGACGTGTAGCTGATCGTTGAAGTTCTCATAGACGGGTTTTCCTTTTCGGGAGTAACCGAACAGGTTTAGGATCATCCGCCGGATGTACCAATCCTGCTTACCTTTGATTTGTTTGGCGTAATAGTCACTGGGGAGGTTGCCGAGGTTTTCCGCAGCTGGGTTGACCTGGTATTGTCCATCTCCGATCTTAATCATGGCACCCGGCTGTTGGTAAAACTCCAGCGACGTAGCGCGGTTTTTCACAAACCGATCATACACCCAGTTGTCATATGAGGGCGCGTTGCAATCCGCCCAGACACCGGACCACCGGCACCCGCCATGGGCTTTGGACGGATAACGACCACAGCGCCCCGATACCCAGTCCAGAACGTCAGGATCCAGTGTGTCCGCCTCGTTCAGATAGGCACCGGTACCTTCCCAGCCGCGCATCACGCTTTCTACACTGTGCTCGCCCAGGGCGATAAATTCGACCGTCAGGTGGAACTCACCAATATCGCCGCCCAAATCAAACAGAATTTCATGGCTCGCCGGTTCGCCATTCCCGCCACCAGCCCACTTGCCCATGGTCTTGGGAAACCAGGTCAACCAGGATTTGATGGTGGTTTTTGCAAGGTTTCGGTAAGTGTCGCGGATAACAGCAAACTTTGCATACCGGCGCCCGTCGATGGGGCTGCGCGGCTGCAACAGCCCCTTGTTGATCATGTCAAACAGGCAGGCCGAGGTCTTGCCCGACCCGATCGGCCCCATGATCATCCGGGTTTCGCCTTTTGACGCCATGAACTTGGCGGCAACAGGTCCAGCCGGTTTTAATTGCAACGTAACGGGACCACTCATACCCCTAACCCCTTTTTCCCAGAATGAAAAATACGATTTTTCAGATTTTGAAACGTTGAAATTTCTTGGATAGAGGGGGAGGGAGCGGGCAGGTGCGGAAGGCCGGAAGGGGGGGTGGGCCGCGCGGAGGCGACTTTCACCCGGAAAAAACCGCTTTCCAGTGCCTCGGTCCACTGATCGGGTATCAGTCGTCCTTTGCGCGAAAGGCCGCAGAAATCCTTAAGTTTTGCTAATCTGTCCAACTTCATGTGTCCAACTCCGCTTTGCCTGTGTTTTATAAGTTGTTGTTTTTATTCACTTTCCATATCGTCGTGATCGATCACCGTTCCGTCGAAGCAATAACCTTCTTCCTCGTCCTCGCGATCGGCGTCGGCGATCATCTTGGCAATCTCCGGCGAGGCCACCAATTGAAGCGCTACCGCACCGCTGCCTTCCATCTGGATTGCCTGCGGCTGTTTCTGGTGAACGTACGGCGCCAGTTCACGCGCGGCCTGAAGCTGGAGCTTGAAAGCCTCCAGATTTTTACAGCCCAGTTCCTTTGCCAGATCTTCCAACGGCCTGGAATAGACCGAGGCCAGAACCTCCAGCGGTGATCGGTGTTGCTTCAGGATGAATTCCTGCCATTCCTTGGTCCGTTTGTTGCGCGATCCTGCCGGGCGGCCCGGCCCTTTGCGCTTCTGCGCCACCAGTTTGTCCCGCCCTGTGGCCTGCACATCCGTCCCCGGTGCCGACAACGGCAGCAACGCCAGCTGCTCGCTCTCATCCGTCGGCGGCTCTCCCGCACCAACGGTTTCAATCGCGCTTGAAAGACCTGTTTTTTCCTCAGACATGAATAAACACCCAATATTTTATTTATTTTCAAAGACTTAAATCATTTCCTAACCACGGTTAGGTCTTGGTTAGGTTTTGGTTAGGTTTTTATATCTATATAACCTATTGATTTAATTGATTTATATGTCTGGAAAGGGGCATTCCTAACTTTCTAACCGTTTTTTCGCGCGTATATACGCGTACGCACGCGCGTACATGCGCATCATGCGAGGTTAGAAAGTTAGAAAGTTAGAAAAGGGGTTAAGTCGTTGATATTAAATATTTATTCGTCTAACCAGTTTCTAACCAAAACCTAACCAGAGGCGGTTGGAAACGGAGGTCCACGACTTGACCAGCCCCAATCCTCGCGCGTTTTTTTTGTTTGGTCAAGTGGGTCGGGGGAAAAAATCACAGGAACTCCTCCGGGTCGGGGTTGGGGGGATTTTGAGTTCGGGCGGCTTCGCCGCGCTCACTCGTTGTTTCCATGCCTGACGGCATGACGCTATCAAGGGCGACGGCAGCGACTTTTGTCGTCGCGCCACCGATATAGACTGCGGCCTTGGGAGCGAATGCATTGGGCAAACGCAGGGCGGGCTGGCGCCACACCCCTTTCTTCCAGCGTGTATCCTTGAATAATTCATCCAGTCCGCGGTGCTTGTTGGCGATCATCAAAAACCATGGCTCGTCCATACCGATGCCGACTTCCTTAAGCTGGCCGATTTTCATGCCATGCATGCCCAGGGCACGTTGCGCATCCTTGTCCGGGAATTCGCCCGGCTGGCGCCCCCAGGCCTTCTCGATCAACTCCGCCACAGTCTGGCGCGAACCGCTGCGCCACGGATCAATCGTGGAGGTCAGGAGGTGGCGGATAAATTCATCCTCATCCTTGTCCGTATCCCCCCAGCTGACAATGTCCGATGCCTTGACCTGCGCCGCCCAGTCTGCCGCGCGTTCCGGCGGGACATGGCCGTCATAAAGGGCAAGGTCTGAGGCCGCCAGCAACGTGCCGTACTGGTCACAGGCCCGGCTGTCCAGCCCTTCCTTTTGCAAGGCCGCGCGGTATTGCTCCAACGCCTGCGGCAAGCGCACCCAGCCGTCCACAACCCGGCGGAAGATGCGCCGCCCCAAATCTTTCATCCTTTTGGGGGATGTATTGGGCGGCTCGGAATTTAACAAATCCCCTAAATCCAACACCGCGATCCGACTTTTATCCGTCCCTTTTAACGCCGGGATCAACACGGAACTGTATAAAAACGGGCTGCGGATCAAAAATTCATGTGATTTATGATCCTGCCCGCCGCGTGTCACCTTCCCCCCGCTGGAGGCATGACGCGCCAGCTTAATCACATTCTGAATGGCGCGGTCATCTTCCTCGGCCTCGCCCTCGTCAATCTTGACCGGCAGGCTGGCCGACCCCAACGTCTGCCAGATCGCCGCGGCCGTCGGGTCGGTGATCGACAGGCACATGTCATTCAACAGGTTGTCGATTAACCGCTGAAGGGAGCTTTTGCCCGTCCCGGCACCGCCGCCTAACCAGCAATGCGGCCGCCATTCCAACGCACCACCCAGATAGGCCGCACATATCCAGCTAAACAGCATATAGGCATCCAGATCATGGCGCTTCCAGTTCCAGGTGTTTAAGATATCCAGAACGGCCTGCGCAGGCCCGTCACTGCCGGCGATTTGTCTGTCCATATGGGGCATCGGACCGGCCGGGGCAGCCGGATACACCGATCGCCCGATCACATCGGGTTTTAGGATCACACTCTCTTCCCAGCCGTCCGCAACCCGGTTGCCGTCTTCATCATACTGGGGGATCAGGATGATCTTGTCCCCGCAGTGCAAAATCAGTTCGTCATCTTCCCCACACCAGGCCCCGGCACCGCGCACCCGGTCTTTCGGGTCCCAGACGCCACGCTTCGCACAGGCAACCTGCAAATCTTCCACGACCTTCTCAGCTTGCCAACCGGTGACGATCCACTCGCCGTCTTCCATTTTCGCGCGTGGGTAATATTCGTACACCTTCCCCAATTGACGCCCAAACAGCGACGCAATATTATTTTTGGAATGCTCTTTCGCGCTCAGCTCACGCAGTTGGTTCAGCTCGTCCAGATAATAATACATACTGCCCTTCACGCCCAACGCCTTGACCGGCCAGCCGCGGATGTCACCTTGCAGGCGCAGCCGCTGCGGGGGTAGATTATCTGTCCCGGTGCGTTGAGACGGCGCCGCGCTGTTACCCACCGGCGGGGCATCATCGATCGCACCGAAGTCCTGCTCATCCATTACCGCGGGCTGGGCGTCTTCCATCGCCTGGCGAATATCCACCACATTATCCGGGCGCGGATCGTCGTCACTCATGTAAAGCCCCCATCTATATATTGATCCAGGGCCGCCTGGATCATTTCCTTAAAAATATCGTCAATAATTTCCTGATGTGTCGCACTTGCCAGCCGGTCTTCATCTTCCAGAACCCACACCGCCGCCTGCGTCATGTAATCCGTCGGCATCAACAGCTTTTCCAGCACGGCCTTGGCGGTTTCCTCGTCCACCGGGCTGCACACCGTATGCTTCAACACGCCCCGGCACTTTGCTTGCGCAATTACCCAGGCGATTTGCTCAATCATGGTTTTCATCGCTTTTTTCCCAACAGCCAGTCGTTGAAATCCTTGTAGTGCGGGGGCGGGGGGAAGGGGATCACCGTGCGTTTCTGATGCAAAAAAACCTCCACTGCCGCGTCAAAGGCGACGTCTGCCTCTGACCCGTCCGCATCGTTGTCCTTGCCCAGATAGACCGGGTCACAGACCTCCGGTAAAATGATGTTTTTCAGGTTGGCAACAGAAATCGTGCACCACACCCGCTTTTCAGGACATGCCATCACAATCGACAACGCATTTTCCGGCCCCTCGTGCAACACAATGGGGGACGGTGTGGTTTGATCCCTCAACGCCTTGCGCTCTGACCCCCGCCACAAACGGATACAACCGCCATAGGCCTTGTAAGTCCCCAGTGTCAGTTTGGCGTCCTTGACGCCCTGCAATTTGATCACCTGCCCGTCCGCTTCACGCTGCAAATAGATGCGGTGAATGCCACACGGCTTGTTGTCGTTGCCCACAATCAGGGCAATCAACGCCGGATGCATCTTTTGGGTTTCACGGTGATAAACGGCGGGATGAAACCGCAAGGCGCGCGGCTGATATCCCAGTTTTTCCAAATCAATCCCGCGGCTTTTCAGATATAAATCCGCGGCCGTTGCGCGCAATCGCGGCTGGGCTTCTCCCCAAATCCGCATCGCCGCGCCATACCATTTGTTGTCCGGTTCCTTCGCCGCCTTTTTGCGTTGTTCGGCGGCCCGGCGCCGGGCATCTTCCACGCGCTTGGGATCACCGGTTTCCAGTCCCAGATACTGCTTGGCCCAGGTTACGGCCTTGGCGATATCACCCCCGCATTCCGCCACCCGGATCAGCTCCAGCATGTCACCGGCCTCTCCGCTGGCGAAATCGGACCACACGCCGCGGCGCTTGCCCTTGCCGATGTTGATGGACATGGACGATCCTTTTTCGCCCCAGACCGACCCGACACAATATTCTGTGCCGTGGCGCACCCCGTTGGGATACAGCCGGGAAGCCAGATTTTCCGCATCCGCCTTCAACATGTCGGCGATTTCAGAAACATCGATATCGCGACCATTTCCGCCCATTTTATCGCCCCCGGTATTTCAGGCGATGCGCCGCCAGGGCACATTCCGACCCGGCCAGTTGAAACAACTGCGCCAGGTCAATCAGAAACCGGATCACAAGCCTGCGTAACATTAAACCTCCCTCAGCAGGACAATCTCGTCCTGCAACTGGCGAAGGCGGCTTTGCACACCCTGAAGCTTCTCGTCCACGTCACTGACCGCCAGCCACTTCGCATCCGGCAACAAAACTTCGGCCAGAATTTTCAATCCGAATAAATGTGCCGCACGGCCAAGATTACCGGCTTGGGGGGCAGGCGGGTGGTCCTGCCGGATCCAGCTCTTGGCCGTGGGCACCGAGACTTCGAAATCACACGCGATTTTTTTGGCACGGTCACGCGCCTCGTACCGCTGGATCAGGGCGGTCCGCCAGCGAAGACCCAATTCCTGCTTTGAAAATTCGATATCCTCACTGGACATGTTTATTTCTCCCTGCGCTTGGAATACTTCAAGTCGCAGGGAGGCCACTTCACCATTGCCGCGTGAAGGGAGGTTGAACTGCAATTGCGGTGGTGGGGCTGCTGCCGCCACTCCAGCCCCACCACCAAACAAAAACCCTTGCCGAGGATCTAATTGCTTGATCATGCCGCCGCCTCATCTCTGTTTTTCTTTAACCAGTCCAAGCGGGTTTGGTGCATATCATCTAACGTGACTTCACCATTGGTTTCTTTAATGATCTTTTGTTTCATCAAAGCATCAGGCTCACGTTCACCAGAGCAATACCGAAGAACGGTTAAACGACCACGCCCGATCAATCGACCAAAGGCAGCATGGTTACCGTTAAAGCTTTGTTTTATGTGTTCAGATAATCTCATAGGGCCAAAAGTTACCGATACGGTAACTTTATGTCAAATGGAAAGTTGCAAGTTCAGGTACTTACGTGAGTTTCCAAATCGGTTACTTTAATTCTATGGTTACACGAGTGAATAGAATAAAAGAACTTAGAAAAGACCGG